CGTGGTGATCTCGTACATAGGTACTACAACAAAGACTAAGATACTGCTTGCATTTGTATTTTTGCTAAGTATAACTACTGCTTGTAGTACTCAATCAATAGTAATGCCTCTCTCTTGTCCTCCTGATAATAAGAAATGTCAACGGAACTTAGATGCACAAACCTTATCTCTCATCGGTCAAGACTCTGCTGCACTTCAACTTATGTGTATGGACTCTGATCTTACAGACGTTCTTGGCGACAAGTGCAAAGAGCAATGATGTTACTGGAGACTTCAGTAATAACTACCAAGATTCAACTGTAGACAGTAATAACTCTTCTACAAGTGAAACTAATAATTATAATGCAACGGGAGCTGGGGAAAAAGCTCCTGTGATGTCCAGTATCGCTCCTACAGTTATGGGTGGTGGTGGAAACGATTCTTGCTTAATGCCTACGACTCTTGGTTTTCAGGTAAGTTTGTTTGGTTTATCTCAGGGTGCAATGGTACAAGATGAATACTGTAACAGACGCAAGAACGCTAGACTTTTAGGGACTCCACAACAGATAGGAGGTCTTGGTTTACAAGTTTCTGGGATATCTACAATCTGTGGTGATCCCGATGTTTTTAAGGCCATGCTTTTAGCCAGTACGCCCTGCCCTATCATGGATGTTTTAACTGGTAAGTTACTTATGGGTAAGGATGCAGTAGATAAATATAGAGAAAACCCTAAAGCGTTTATAGTAGGGTACGAAGAAGACAAAGAGTTTTGGGACAGTTTATTAAGAATTGGAGAGGATTTAACAAATGAAATCAATGAAGCAGAAATTGCTAACAACAGCAGGGACACTCGCTCTATTAGTGAACGGTTCAGGTCTACTCGCAGAGTCACTTCCACCACCCGAATACAATCAGACGGGGGATCAGAAGATACAGTCACTGATTGATTCTATTAATATTATAGACAATCGGTTACAACTATCTTTGAACTTAGGTATTGGTGCAGTAGGTTATGCTGAAGTTGGTGGTGTTATTGTTGATGGAGCATTAGACGGTGCTAAAGTAACTTCGGCAATGCTAGGCGCTTACTTAGATGCTAAGAGTAAAGTTATGAATCATGACTATGCTACAGCAGAAAATGCGAATCAGTTGTTTATTCAAGAACATACTGCGGCTATGAATAACTTAGTTGCGGCGGTTGATGTACTCGGTGATGCTACATCTGTATTAATGACTGCTACATCCGTTGCTGACACTGCTGCAGAAGCAGATACGAAGCCAGAACAAGTTGCATTACAAGAGATGATGGCTACAGACGAATATAGTCTTGACGCTTCTGAAGTTGACGACTATAATAACGCACTTGATGCAGTAGCAGAGTATGCTCAACAAGCAGGTGCTTTCATGGCTGCAGCTAACAACACGGAGTTGACTACAAGTATAGATAATTACACTGCGGCTAATAACATAATGGTTGGAACATACACAGCTATCACTTACACGCAGGACATAGATCAGTTTGTAATAGCTTGGGATGAATCAAGTTTTGGTACTGGTTGGTCTGGTTATCTTACTAACGATATGAAAGATGCAGACGATGTATATGGCGCAGGAGCTTACATCATGCAACACGGGTCAGCTTCCTCTAACATGTAGGAAATATTATGATAGAAGATGCAGAAGTTAAAGTTGGTGGGTTTACTTTTAAAGGGTGGTACATAGCTGCTGCCCTGCCAATACTAGGATCTCTTAGTGGCGGTATATATTATGGATATGACACACTACAAAGGTTCTATGCTGTAGAATCAGGTATTGAGACAGTAGTTCAAGCTTCAGGTAAGTTTAGCTCTAAGTCTAACGAACTAAGTACACGCATTCAAACAGTTGAATCTGATCTGAATGTAAATATACAAAGTGCTTATGCAGACTTAACAGTTAAATCACAGGATATGGAAGCAGATCTTAGTTCTCGTATTCAAGCAATAGAACAGGCGGTAGCAGATAATGACGTTAGAGGGCTTAACACAAGGTTGTCAACGATTAGCACACAAATGCAAACAATCTTGGAACAACAGAAAGACTTGCTTGACTTACGTAGTCAAGTTGAGAGATCAACTGGGATCACTGATAGTCTGGGTGATAAGCTTGACGAATACCAAACTGAAATAGATGACATATGGAAAGCATATGATACTCTTGTGGACAAACCACTATAAGGAAAGCCTATGGCACGTAATTTAACACCAAACCAACAAAAGTTTCTAGAGGTCTTGTTTGACGAGGCAGGTGGAGACGTGGTTTCAGCAAAAAAGATAGCAGGATACAGTGAAAATACACCTACAAGACTTATTGTCGAATCTCTCAAAGATGAAATTGCCGAAGCTACCCGTTCGTACTTCTCTAGGACTGCGCCGAAAGCTGCTATGGCTATGGTTAGCGCTCTATCAGATCCTACGGAGCTTGGCATCAAAGATAAAATGGCTGCTGCAAAAGATTTACTTGACCGTGCAGGGTTGGGTAAAGTCGAAAAAGTAGATGTATCATCTTCTGGTGGGGGTATATTCTACCTTCCACCTAAAGAGGGTAAGAACGAGTAGCCTTGTCTGACTACAACTATGACAGGGACTTTGGTTTCTGGGAACTACCTAAACCTAAAAAGAGCGATAAGGTTTGGCATCCTGTAGTTAGAGTAGCGGCTCGTGTCGTACCCTTTGGTTATGAGATTGATCCAGACAACGAGAAACTGTTTCAACCTATACCTCATGAGCTTGAAGCATTAATACTTGCCAAGAAGCACTTAAAGCAGTATAGTTACAGGGAAGTGGCAAACTGGCTAACAACACAGACAGGTCGCTCTATATCCCATTCAGGACTAAAGAAAAGAATAGCCATTGAGCGAAGACGTAAAAAAGCAGCTAACATTAAACGCAAGCTTGCCAAAAGGCTCGAAGAAACCCTTGCGGAAATCGAAAAGCTCGAAAAAGGTGTCACAGGATACTACACCATCGACACCGATACAGACAAGCCCAGCGCAGGTTAAAGCTGAACCTTTTAATGTTGAAGAAGCACAAGAGGTAGTCTTTAAGCCTAACCCTGGTCCTCAATCAGAGTTTCTATCTGCTTCAGAACGTGAAGTACTATATGGAGGCTCAGCAGGTGGAGGTAAGAGTTATGCCATGCTTGCAGACCCTCTTCATGGGCTAAATGATCCCAACTTTAGTGGTCTACTTGTACGTCATACTACAGAAGAACTAAGAGAGTTAATACAAAAGTCACAGGAGTTATACCCTCGTGCAATACCAGGGATCAAATGGTCAGAACGTAAGTCTCAGTGGACTTCTCCTCAAGGTGGCAGACTGTGGATGTCTTATCTGGATAAAGATACCGATGTTACACGCTACCAAGGTCAGGCTTTTAACTGGATTGGATTCGACGAACTTACACAGTGGTCTAGTCCTTACGCTTGGGACTGTATGAG